ACGTCCCATCCCATTTAGTTACCTCCTCTAGTAAATACGCCACCGATTTCACGGCGCTTGATTTCTGTTGCCCAGCACTTTCCGCAGACTACGAAGAATTGATGTCCATTTCCCTCGTTAAAGATATTGAATTGCTTTCCGCAATCGTCGCAGTTCTTTATCATTATGTTCTCCTCTCTAAGAACAAGTCCAGTATATCATACTGGGGTTAGTTATTCACCTTTTCAACAATAACTTCTTTAATTTTCTCAGCCTCTTCTTTTGAGATGCCGACGCCTATGACCACAATTTTGTCTGACCAGTTGCTCATTTTTATCCCCTTAGATAGATACTGATTCGGAAACAATGATTACTACACCGTCGCAGTAAGATTCTTTGAAACCGCAGAAATCAAACTGGGAACTACCCTCTTGGCTTACCTCAACAATATGACCTTTTGAACAAGTGACTTTGTAAACTTTCTGAGCCATGTCATTTCCTCTCTCGACCTTGTACAACCAGTATAACACAACTGGGGTTAATAATCATCCCCAAACAAGGATATTTCTAAAGTATTTTTGTGCCACACAATTCGAACAAATGTTCGAGGCGATACACTTAGCCAAGACCCTTACCCAACGGCGAACACACACCTGAAATAAGGCGCACGAGGCGGTAAGGGCAACATTTAAGGGGGGAACATGCCTAAGAAAAAGGCTGGCTCATTTAATGCCACACAGATTAAAGACGGCTGGACAGTTCGCCTATCGAAAGATGGACGCATCAAGGCAAAGTTAGACCCTTATATCGTCAAGCACCCAAAGAAGGCGGAAAAGAATGGCTAAGATTATTCAGGTCGGCACAGAGTTGAAGGTCCTAAAGGATTCTCGCTTCCGTCACTCCATCGTTACCTCAGTTACAAACCAAACCAGCGTATCCGTATCAATCGGCAAGGGAACACCTTTCGCCGTCACTAAGGGAAACGGTACGACAACTACCCGCCCTAAGATTTGGAGTTAATCCATGGCAAATCCTGACCGCTTATCGCAGGGCGAAGTAATCGCTGGACGTTATATTTCTGAAACAGGAATTACTTTTGGAGATGGCAGCCTTCAAAATACAACAGCATCACCCCAGCGCTACATATCTTGCTTTGATTTAACAGTTCAATCAGGAAGTACGACTACGCCAACACCATACAAATTTGGCGTTACAGATTTTTCAAGACATATAAATGTTATTAGTGATGGAACAGCGCTAACAAAGATAAAGTTCGATTTTGCGGGTATCTATAACTTTATTTGGTCGGGACAGTTCAAAAATACAAACATTCAATCAAAAGATATTTATGTATGGTTTCGAATTAACGGTGTAGATGTTGCAGGTTCAACAGGTTTGGCTGCTGTTCCACTAGCCCACGCTGGAACAACTGGTCATACAATTATTGGTTGGAACTTTTTTCTAAATTTGAATGCTGGAGATGAAGTTCAAATGATGTGGATGAAAGAAAGTGATGATGTGAGCCTTGCTTTTTTCAGTGGCACCGCTAACTATCCTTCTACTGCAAGTATCGTTCTAACAGTGAATGCAATTACTGGATAAAAATGGTTGAAGCGGGAGTTCGAGCACCATCGCTCATTAATGCTTTATGCGATAGATGTAGCGCTCAAGCCTATGTCATCGGTGCTTTCGTTAGTGGAGATTTATACTTTTGTGGGCATCATGCGAAAGAATCCAAGATGCAAATTGCTATGCAAGCCCTGAAGATTTATGACCCTGAAGGTGTACTGCGTTAATCCTTAATAACGATATGAAACGGTGGAGCCGTATCTGAGTTGTAAGTGCTCGCAATTTCAAGAGCCTTATTAGCAATCTTTCGGGCTTCCACACGAGTTGTCGTATCGCCTTGCATAGACGCCAAGGCTCCAAGGGCTATCGGTCCACCTGAGCCGAGAGCATAGACACCGCGAGAATCCTGTACCCATGAGTAGTCAGAGCCGAGTTCATAAATCTTTCCTTTGTAAGCGATAAGGAATTCCGATTCATGAGATGACTGACCTTCGGCTGTCTTCTCGTATCCAGCATCGGCAAACGCTTTACGCATTGCAGGGATTAGAAACGAAGTAATGAAATGCGAATCATTGTGTGCCACATAAGTCTTAGGCAATTTCAAGCCCGCTTGCAAGATATTGATGGCTCGTAAATCTCCAGCACATGCAATTGTGAAATCTTCATGCTCGATAATCTTTGAGTGACCCTTAGCCAATTTATAGATTGTTGAGTCATCTGCAATACGAGTATCGGCACCCAAGAGCGCCCAGTTGCGTCCTTGAATGCCGACCAGTGTTGTCATGAGCCAAGGCTACAGGAGTGCCACCTTTGAGGTTGGTAGCGCCATGAGACCGAGCGCAGATGCCACCCAAGCGTCAGGAGTTCCCGTATCAGGCTGATACCCGCCCGCACCGCCTAAGAGGATTGGTGTATCGGGATAAGCCTCACGGACCATTCGCATCGCCTCGAAATATCCTTGAGTTGTATATTCGAGATTTGATAGCGGGTCATCCTTGAGACCATCGGCTCCAGCAGCAACGAAGATAATCGTTGGCTGAAATCCTCGGACTTCATCAAGGAAGTTTGTAGTTGCAACCTTGAGGGCTGCATCGCCACTTTTAGCAGCAAGCGGATAGTTGAATGCTTTGTTCATCCAGTCGCTAGTTAATCCAGTCCCTGGAAAGATTCCCCACTCATGAACCGAGTAGGTCAAAACATTCTTATCGCTTCGTAACAGTTCTTCAGTACCGTCGCCATGATGTGCATCGATATCAAAGATTGCTACGCGATATCCCCACTCGACCGCTCGCTTAGCAGCGATAGCAAAATCTGCAAACACACAGAATCCGCTGGCATGGTTACGCATTGCATGATGCTTGGCTCCAGCAAAGTTAATCGCTAACTTTGTCTTTCCATCTACCAAGTAATCAAGGGCTGTCATAGTTCCGCCAACAAAGAGTTTTGCTAGGTCACCTAAGTCATGGCGCTGCCCGACCCATTCTCCTGACTCACCGCGAATTGTCACGTCAAAGACATATTCATCGTCGTGGACAAGATGCAAGTCTTCAGTTGATGGATACTCAGGCGGGAGTTCCCAAAGATTAATCCCGCGCTTTTGTGATTCCAGTACTAAACGATTGCGAGCATGAAGGAAACGTCGCCCTTGCGTTGGATGTGTCTTATCGAAAATCCAGTTCGCATATTCAGGCGAATGAATCAAAATCGCGTCTTCCATTTCATACCTCTCTCTCGTATTTACAACCCCAGTTTATAGTAAATTTACTATATTCGCAAAACCTCACACTTCTATATTTATTTACATATAGAAGTGCTACAAACCTCACAAACACTAATTTGAACCTCACAAATTAGCGAAACAAACCTCACTTATCCAAGCCACTCTTTTAACTTCTCAACTGGATAACCGATTTCGTTAAGCCATGCAGTTACCTTCTCGACATCTTCTGTAGCACAAAAGAAATCTATGCCTGATGAGAAGACATTGGATGTTGGCTCCATTAAGAAATAAACTGGAGCAACGGAACCGTAGAAGTTCTCACATACATGCTCAGCGAATTCATTAAAGTGCGCCTTACGCTGGTGATATTCATCAGCCCATCCAGTTGTCCAGCCCGATGCTAGGACGGTCATACCTTCAAAGTTCTTGACGGTTTCAAAGTGTCCACGCCATCCGCTGGTCTGCACATACTTACGACCCTTTTCTTCCCCGAATAGTTTGTAGAACCAATCAGGAGATTCCGCTCCCTCTTCACCAAGGGAAAAGTCGCTACCGAAGATAACCTTTTCGGCTTCAGGGTCTCCATGAAACTTCAGCAGAGTTGAGGCACCTTCAAGGTCGGATTGCTCGCAGCCATAGCAGAATGTCTTTTCAGTCATATCTGAAATCGCGTAACCATCATCTTCTTGAAGGGTCTCTTCGCAACCTTCACACTTTAGAATTGTCTCGCTCATAGTTCAATCCCCGCTTTCTTCAACATTAGTTCCTTTTGTGCTCCTGCTTGCTTGATGCACTCTTCAGAGCAATACCCGATTGGGTCTGCAAATCGCTTGTCATCGAAATTCCAAATCAAAATGTCAGGTCCAGTTTCGCGCTTTCCCTTGCACCATGAGCAGATGATTATCATTGGCTTTGTTGTCATTCGACTACCTCAAACTTTCTCTTGATAACACCGACGTCTAGTAATGCTGTTGCAGTTCGCCCGTAGTGCCCTTGAAGGCTCCACGCTAAACCTGTGTTTACTAATTCCTGAAATAGTTCGATGATTGCTGGCTCGTCCAGTTCGCCTGTCTCGTAGGCGATGATTTGGCTTGATAAATCCAGTGCTTTAGTCATTATGCGTCCACCCTTCCAAACTCTCGATTTCTCCAACATGCTGCCTGATAAGCAATTTCTCCGACTTGCTCGGGATATACATCCGAGAAACTTCCCTTATTGAAAACTGTTCCTTTGCGGACATACTGACGAGTTACTGTCCATGTATCCAACCAACTTAGTTCGATTAAGACTCGGTAACCTGCACCGCATGGAAGTTCAACGCCGATGGTTTCATTCTTGTCTCGCAAGACAATTACGCGACCACCTGAAATTGCCAAGATGTTCATGTGTCCAATTTGGTTAATGAGTTCATCCTCATTGAACGGACGTCCTGTTGTTGCTGACATTTTGTATCCCCTCTCTCTACTTAGTAATCCAACGCTGACCAGTTGTAATATCTACAACCTCGACACCTTTACCGAAAGCAGCAGACATTTCGAATTCTTGCTCTGCCTTGATTGCTGCCTCAATTACTTTCCATTGAGCATCTGTGTACTTTGCTGGCTTCTCCATTTTGTATCCTCTCTCTTGGTTACAATCTGATTATATCATACTGGGGTTAGTTATTCCTATTGATTCTGACCTGCGACACAGGAATTCCTTTTTCCTCAGCAAACTTCTTTTTTGCCTTTGCGAGCGCTGAACGCTTTTCTTTGGATTCAGCAGTCAAAATTAAGAACGCGACCACATTCGCCCAGCCCTGAGCCTCCTCAGAAGTTTCAGCAGCGTAAGTAGCCAACCATTCAGCAGCCCCGTGTAAATCTCCTACGGATGGTGCTTGAGGGACCAATCCTTCGTGAAGGAATCTATCGACTGAATCCTCGTCTGAAGTGATTCTGTTTCCCCACTCAAATCCTTTGTAATCAAGACTCATTACTTAGACCCTCCAACCTTGATAGCGATTTGGAATTCCTTTTCAAAACTGACACTGAAGCATTGAACGCAGGTCACTTTTGGAAAGACTTCATACTGACCGATTTCTTTCCCGCACTGGGAGCATTTCTCCACTGGTCTCTCCTCTCTCTTACATACCCAGTATATCCTACGGGGGTTAATAATGCAAGACGTACCTAAAGGTTCCCAAAGGTTACTTTTTGGTATCGGATAGAATTGCCCTATGAGAAAGATTCAAGACGTTATTTCACGCATGGTGGCAGTCTTTATTGTCGGCGCACTAGGCACTCTAGGAGCAGCAGCGGTCGTAGGAGTTGATACGGCTGTGGCTTTAACTATGGCTGGACTTTTGGCTGTGGCTTCAGTTGCTGAGCGCTTAGCCCGTGAATATCTTGATGACGGCAAACTCACCCTTGACGAAATTAACGGAGCATTTAGCCCTTTCGCCAAGAGTGAGGAGCACGAGGTTTCGGGTGAAACTATTCTTTCGAACGACGAAGAGGGTAAGTCAAAATCCAAACGCCGAGGCTAATTAAAATCGCATAGCCGACGATTCCTTTTGCAGTTCCATCTAAAACAATCCAAGCAACGAACATGCCTAGCAATGTCCATAGTTGCCCAATGACGTCGTTAAAGAAGTCTTTCATATTTGTCTCCTATATCCGACGCTACCAACGGTAGCCATCGCTGTTGTAGTTGCAATGTTGCCAACGATTGTCGCAGCAACAATAGTTTTTGTGGCTTCTTCGCGTTCGGCTGGAGACATATCGGCTCCAAGGTTGCCAATCGCAAAAATAAGTTGAGCAGGACTTTCAAATATTGCTGAAATGATTTCTCCAGGGGATGCGAGAAGTTCTAAAGCATCAGCAACTTCAGCAGTAATAATTACTGCATTTCCATTTTCATCTGTTCGAATGTCAACAGGTGTTTCTGCTGGAAGGTCAGCGAAATCAAGACCCGCCTCGATTAATGCAGATGCAGGGACCGCTGGAGCATCAACGAATTGAGCAACGATTGCAGTTGCAACAATTTCCTTTTCGTCTTCAGTTAATTTTCCATCGGCTGTTAAATCATTGACTAGATTATCAACCTCAGTAGCGGTAACCTTTCCATCTTGTAGAATATCTTCAATAGATTCAGGGGACGGGGCAGGAGGCTCAGATGGTTGTGGTTCAGGTGTGGGACTTGGCGGGTCAATTTCCGCTGGGGGTTCAGAAGGTATCGGTTGAGGTTCTTCAACGGGCGGAAGAGTTGGCTCGTCAACGGGGAGCGGTTCAGGTTCAGGGAGCGGTTCAGGGTCAGGAATTGCCACGGGTGGCTCTTCGGGACTTGGACTTGGCTCAGGTTGAGGAGTCGGACTTGGTGTGGATTCAGGCTCAGGAGCGGGAGTCGGCTCTACCGCAGGGGTATCGACTGGATTCGGAAGAGGGACTGGTACGGGATTTGGTTCAGGTGACGGAATTGGAATTGGGGTAGGCGATGGCTGTGGGCTTGGCTGTGGCGTTGGCTGTATTGGCTCTACTGGTTTGGTATCAACGACGGGACTTGGAGTAGGCGATGGTGCTGGAGTTGTTTGTATTGGCGATGGGCTTGGCGTTGGGGTATCTAGTGGCGTCGGAGTTGGCGAAGGACTGGTACTTGGCTCAGGTGTCGGAGTTGGAGTTGGAGTTGGCGAAGGCTCAGCAGTTACTGAAGGAGAAGGAGAAGGCTCAGGTGTTGCAGTCGGTGAAGGTTGAGATGTCGGCTGAGAACTTGGAGAAGGCTCGACAACTGGGGTGGGGCTGGGTGTTGGGACTGGAGCCAAAGCAGGAATAAAGACGGTTGCTACATTCGACCAGTCTGAATAAAGTGCAAGTGAATCATTATCAGAACGAATCTTGAAACTAAAATCTTTACCGCGTCCATCGTAATCAATAACTTCTAAAGACAAAGTAATTGTGTTTGTTGTAGATGCAACGGCTCGACCAGTTGCCCAATTATCTGAAGACCAAAAAATTGCGTAGCGCTCAATTGCTGTTCCCGCTGTTGGTGTATCCCATGTCAAAGTGATATCAGTTGCAGTCAATGATGCGACTAGATTTGATGGAGCCAATGGTGCAACTGGGGGTAATTCTTGATAAGAGATTGAAACGGTCAAGCGCTTGTAAGTTCCACCGCAAGGGTCACCAAAAACTGTATTGGTCGCAGGGATGGAAAGATTCTCATTCTTGATTGCAGCGCTAACGATGCTCATGGAATTGGCTGCATGGCATGAACCTAGGACCGTGCCGTCAGGAGTGCCGTAAGAGGCAAAGAGCACTTGGTCGACCTTGTAGCCCGCTGGAGCGTTCATGTTCAGGACACCGCCCTCGTTGACGGTCGCTGTAGCCACAATTGGGGCAGCCGAGGCTGAGTCGGTCAGTGGGATTAGGGTCCACATAAAGGCAAGGCAGAAAACTGAGAAAATTCTTAGAAAGCGCACTAGAGGCTCCTCGAACGGGGTCACCGAGGACACGATTGAAATCAATTGTACAGGAGTGGGTTTTTGTACTATACTGGGGTTGTAAATACGAGAGGAGACAAAATGAGTGTGACAAAAGAGTTCGCAGTCAAGATTGATACTGAACTATCTAAGTTGTACAGCGAGCGCTGGGATATCTTGGAAAAGATTGATAGCGCAAAAGATACTTTGAAGTTTTACCAAAAGCATTACCCACAGAGAGCGCGGATTGAAGAAATTCAATCATGCGAAAACAAAATCGCTATCTTGCAAGATAAACTTTTCAAAGTTGGGAATCAAATTCTTGACCTAGATGCTATTTATGACCAAGACCCATGGACAAGAGCGTTCTTAGTTATTGCCAGCAATGGTCACGTTCACAGTTCAATGGATTGCTCAACATGCTTTCCAACTACTCGTTACAACTGGTTAGTCCAGTACAGCAACGACGATGAGAAGACAATCGTTGAGGATGCTGGTCAAGATGCTTGCACAATCTGCTACCCAAGCGCTCCAGCCGATGTTTTGAATCGCCCATCACGAATCGTGACAGCGGACAAAATCGCTAAGGCTGCTGCTAAGGCAGAGCGCGATGCAAAGCGTGAAGCAAAGTTAGCCAAGGAAAAGGCAAACGCTCCAACAGCATCAGGTAAGTTCTTGACCTACAAAGAGGGCAAGTGGACAAGAGTTATCAAAACAGAGCGTTCAGCAGTTACTGAATGGCTCAACCTTCAGTGGGATATCGAAAGAGAAGTTGTTACCCACTACTACAACGGTGAGGCTCATAGCGCTGAAAGCATTCAAGAGCAAAAGGATAAGAAAGCCTTCGCTCAAGAGATTGCTGACTTGATTGCAAGAAACCTTGCTGAGAAGCACGGTGTCTCATTCGAGCAGGAGTTGAAGACACTTCAAACAAAGTACAACAAAAGGAGGGTCGCATAATGGCAAGCAAGAAAAAGTGGTTCAATGTTTTGTTGGAAACATCAAAAACTATTCGGGTTTATGCCGAAGATGAGTTTGAGGCACAGAACAAAGCAGAGGAAAAACTAGGTCCATTGTGGATGGCTAATCGAGTAGAGGAGGAAAATAAATGAAATGTTCAAAGTGCGGAAGCCAGTTTCGTCTGACAAAGATGTGGTACGGATTTATCTGTGCCGTATGTGACACAGATGGAGCAATGGAGAAGTATGGTTTGATTTCCCAACCAAAGTAGTATATTCTTATCCTGTAAACCTAGAGAGAGGCAAACGATGAAAACCATTACAAGCAAAGTGTTGACAGATATCAATACTCAAAGCAAGCAGTATCAGTTCAATCGCGTACTAAGTGACGAGTTTATTAATCACTTGGACCCACAAGGATTGAATATCGTGCGAATTGTTTTGTTCGGACACAACATGGACTTCGCGGAGATTCTTCATCACCGCTGCATGATTCTTGCAAAGTTCGAGAATTCAATGGAGCCAGTTGAGGCTTTCTTGGATATCGCTGGAGATACATACAACCGCTTAACAACTATTGATGATGTTGTTTGGAAGGACGAGGTGACAGCATGATAGTTACTACAGAGGAAAGCAAAATAGTTTTTATTGCAATTCCAACACCTGTTTGGAAATTTGCTTGTGACCGCTGCAATAACACAGCGCCTTTCCGCAACGGAATGGAAACATGGCATCTGACTTATACAGACGGAAGCAAAGACCCAAGAAAATTTTGCTCGCAGATTTGTGCGCGTGAAGTTTATGAAGCAGAAAAGGCGGTGACAGCATGATAGAGAACTACTTATCAAAGAAAGGCGTTCGACTAAACGCCAAGGGTCGTCGCTGGGCAGACAATATTGAGGGCATCGCGCTCGCAATCGGTTTGCTGCTCATATTCGGGGTCGTAGGGTCTATTGAGAGCGGACGGTGGTTCTAGTGATACTTCCAGCATGGACAAAGTTCAAAGAGCCTCTAAAGGTCTCTGAAGCCTCCCTACGGGCTATCCGTAACGCTGAGCGCGAGAAGTTGCTTGCTGAGGAATCGGACAAGCGACACGCTCGACGCAAGGCTCGTGTTAATTTGATTATTAAACCCGAGTAGGATATACTGGTCTTGTAAGAGAGAGACGGGAGACGGAAATGGAAAGATATGCAGCGGTTTGCAAAGAGTGCGGAACCTATGTAATCAATCGTCAAACCAATCACAAACTCTACGGAGAATGTGAAAGAGAGCAGTTAAAAAACCAAGAGGGAGGAAAGTAAATGACAACAGCAGTTCTTGAAAAGAAGAAGGCTCTAACAAAGACTCAGTGCAAGGCGATTTATCGTGAAGCATATGAGGCTGGTCTTGCAGCGGGTAACGATGCAGACACTCCAAAGTTCGTAGTGGGAACACCAACTACTCCACTTGGAAACGATATTGACTTCAATAAGAAGACATACATCCTTGATGGATTGTGCGGATTCGCTTGGGTCACAGTATCTCCAGCCCGTGGAGCATTCGTTAACTGGCTAAAGGCTAACGGAATTGGCAGCAAGGGTTACTACGGAGGATACGAGATTTGGGTCCGTGAGTTTGGACAGAGCGTAGACCGTAAGAGCGCTTTCGCTGGAGCATTCGCTGAAGTACTCGAGAAGTACGGAATCACTGCTTACACTGGAAGCCGTCTCGACTAAAACTAAATAGAGGTTTCGCTCACCAGTTTCATTTTGGGTTACTGGTGAGCGATTCTAAATAAGTTTCGCTGGCTGGACTCTTGGAAGGCGGTTCAGTCAGCGTTACCGCTTATCGGGTTATTTTGAGGGGACCTAATAAGCAATCATATTTGAGTCAAAGCGGTTCGTTGATTGTTCATTTCCGCCAAGGATGCTCATGATGCTCTCCTTTTTTCGGCTAGGCATACCTGCTCAAATATGTTTTTCGGGTATCATTATTACTTGGGTACCCGAGTTCGGTGGGGTCGTCGCTCGTTGCGCGTCCGTCCTCTCTCTAGCGTGATTTGATGCGCCTCCACCGAACACCCTTTTTACCCTTGACAACCATTCATCTTCATCTGCTACCTTGTATCTCAAGGTTCGCAATACACCTACACCTCAAAAGCGAGGTCGGTCAGATACCGACAACAGGGCAGCGCTGCATCCAGTAGCGACAAACAGTTCGCTCCGAACACTGGAGGATTATGCGATTCTATGAAAAGTTATTTCAACCGATTCCGATAATTGTTTTAATATTCGGATTCATCATTGCCAATCCACTGCACATTCCGCCTGATACACCTGCGAGTGCTCAAGAGATTGTTGTAGTTCCCGAACCAATCTTGGTCGAGAGAACACCTATTGCTGCTCAAGCATATGCAAAAGCCTTGCTGCCTGAATGGGGCTGGGGTCCTGCTCAGTGGGAATGTCTTTTGCCTTTGTGGACTCGAGAGAGCAATTGGAGACCCAATGCCTATAACAAAACACCTGTACGACAAAACGGTGAAAAGTTACATGCTGGAGGAATTCCACAGATTCTCGGGCTGGACCCATTGTTCACAGTTGAGAAGCAAATCTTGCGAGGGTTCATTTATATCGAAAGTCGTTATGGCAATCCCTGTACGGCGTGGCGATTTTGGCAATCCAATTTTTACTATTAGCCTCCTCGCATGAGTGAGGATGAGCAAAAGAAACCTTCAATAATTGATAATGCGCTCGCTGAAATTGGGCACATTGCATTTCTTGACCCTGCTATCTGCACGGGCTGGGTTTTAGTTGCTGAATGGATGGGCGGTAATAATGACCGCTGGACGATTACTTTGGCAGATGATGAGAATCCTGAGTGGAGACATTTAGGATTACTTCATCACGGTATTAAAACATGGGAGGACAATGATGATGTTGGAATCAAAGACAGTACTGACAAACCTACAGATTGAGCAAGAGCGCCTGAATCTTTTAGCACAATTATTGGCTGAAAGATATGGGGAGACGACACGCCCCGTTATTCAAGATAAAACAGAATAAACAAGTTAGAATTTCAACATGGGTTTGATTGACTTTGTTGAAGATGCGCCGTGTCGCAAGTCTGACCCATGGCTTTTTGACCAAATCAATTTAGATTTAGCACAACCAGGATTAAATATTTGCAAGGGTTGTCCTTACTGGATTGAATGCGAAACTCTTATCGCTCCGAGTTCATCACACTATGACGGAATTTGTGGTGGAAAGGTATGGCGCAATGGCAAAGTTTTGGCTAAGTTAATCCCTGCTTCCCCCAATCAATTGAAAGTAGGAGATGAAATTGGTTCAGAAAATAAAGATGCCATGGGAGTTTGAGGGAGCAAGTTGCTGGGGAATTGAAACAGATTTCTTCTTTCCTGAAACCACTTCAGCGAATGAAGAAAACAGAAAAGCAAAAAAGATTTGTAACAATTGCATAGTCAAGCAAGATTGTCTGACCTATGCTCTACATTACAGAGTAAGCGGAATTTGGGGCGGAACAGCAACTAGAGAACGCGATAACTTAAGAAGAAAACTAAACATAATAGCCAAACCAATACTGAATGAGAGATACGCATGAGTGCACCAATCACAATCACTGGAAACCTAGTAGCAGACCCTGAGTTGAAGTTTATTAACAATGGAAAAGCCCTAGCCACTTTCACCGTTGTTTCATCAAAGTCAACCAAGAATCCTGACGGAACTTGGGAAAACACCGACACAACCTTTTGGGATATTAAGGCATGGGGCAAGACTGCTGAAAACTGTGCAGACTCTCTAGGCAAGGGCGTCTCGGTCATTGTGGTCGGTACAGCGGTCCAAGAGAACTGGGACGATAAGAACACAGGCGCTAAGCGCTCCAAGATAACCGTAACGGCTTGGAACGTCGGAGTTGATATGAAGCGTCACACTATCGGTCAAGTAAGCACTGTGACCCGCTCAGAGGCTTCTACAGCCTTCTCAGAGCCTGACCCATGGGCTAAGACACTATCTCAGGATGCGCCACCTTTCTAACCCTCGTGTTATTATTGGGGTTGAAAAACCTCCTGAAAGGGGAACTCAATGGCATGGACAGAGTTTTTTGTTAGCACGTTGCCTAGCGGAAAAACTGTTATTGACCCAACTGGTCGACCATATTTTTCAATGGAGATTGCTCCTCGTGAATATGTGGAAATCTACATGACGACTTCTATTAACGAACTACCTTTCAAAATTGTTTTCAAGTCATTTGATTCAATTGGCGGTATTCTTGAAGAGCGTCCATATGGAAGTGCTGGTACAAAGGATTTAGCACGAAAGATTGCACTTGAAACTGCAAACCTTCGTCTTAATTCTCGCGAATTTGTCCTAGACGGAGAATAAAGGCTAAATTCGCCTCGCGCTATAATCAGCAGGTGAATGATGACTTTACCCTCAATGGTCGAGTTGTCATGTCTGTACTAAACGCTTTCGCAATTCAAAGCCATGAATTATTCACGGAGTTGAAAAACGCGGGATTCAATGAGGAACAGGCAATTAAGATTCTTGTTGGTCTAGCGAGCAAAGAGTAGTTCGAGAGGAACACATGGCATCATCGGATTTTAAGGAACTCGGCTCTACTGGCTTACGCCGTTCGGGTGGAACAGTATACGAAGAATTCCTTACCTCTCTTCGTGGTATTCGTGGCGCTCGCGTATATCGCGAGATGGCAGATAACGACCCAACTATTGGTTCGATGTTATTTGCGATTGAAAAAGTTATTACACGCCTTGAATGGCGCGTTGACCCATACAGCGATGATTCGCAAGATGGCGAAACACAGCAGACAGATAAAGAAGTTGCTGAATTCATTAATTCTTGCTTGAACGATATGTCAGATTCATGGGATGCAACTTTGTCTCAGATTCTTTCAATGCTTGTCTTTGGTTATTCATATCACGAGATTGTTTACAAAAAGCGCGGTGGAGATTCAACAGACCCAACTAAGCGCTCAAAGTTTAATGATGGAAAAATTGGTTGGCGCAAGATGCCTATCCGCTCACAAGAAACTTTGTGGCAGTGGATGATTGATGCTGACGGTGGAATTCAAGGAATGATTCAGTCGGACCCATCTTCAGGTGGCTCTCACACAATTCCAATTGATAAGGCTTTGCTATTCCGTACAACTTCACAAAAGAATAACCCTGAAGGTCGCTCGATTCTTCGTAATGCGTACCGTCCATGGTTCTTCAAGCGTCGTATTGAAGAGATTGAAGCAATTGGTATCGAGCGCGACCTAGCGGGTCTTCCAGTTGCTTACTTACCTCCTGAGTATCTTTCATCAACAGCAACTCCTGAACAGGCTTCAGTGCTTGCATCAATTCAAGCCATCGTGACTTCAATCAAGCGCAATGAGCAAGAGGGCATTGTTATGCCAGCGATGTACGACGACAACGGGCATAAGATGTTCGACCTTCAGTTGTTGTCTTCAGGTGGTTCACGTCAGTTCGATACAGATAAGACAATTCAGCGCTATGACCAGCGTATGGCGATGTCAATCCTTTCAGACTTTATTCTTCTCGGTCATGACCGTGTAGGTTCATACGCACTAGGTTCATCAAAGATGGATTTATGGTCAATGGCAGTTGATTCAATCGCTAAGAATATTGCTGAAGTAATGAATCAGTACGCGATTCCTCGTCTTCTAAAACTTAACGGAATGGATGTATCTCGTGCACCATTCTTGACATACGGCGAAGTAAGCCACGTCGACCTAACAGAGATTTCAGACTTCGTAACTAAGTTGGCTCAGGCTGGAGTTCTTATGCCTGACCCTAAGTTGGAAGATTATCTTCGTGAGGTTGCTGGACTTCCACCAGCCGAACATGATGGTCAAAACTTTGGAATGCCTCCAATGCCTCAAGGTGCAACTGCTCCTCAAGAGACAACAGCGCCACTAGACATACCTGAAGAGACAGAACCGCTTGACGGCGATTTGGATTAAATCATGGCTATCCGTTTCAGTAAGGCGGAACGCCGTAATCCGCTGAATGCGGAGGAAATGCAGTTAGCCCGAACACTTTATGCTGCTATTTCGCGTACCAATGCGAGAATAACAATTGCTGAATTAGTTGCCGTCCTTGAGAAGTTGCAGCCTGATACTTTGAACGATTTGCTCAACCGAATCTCATTGATTCAAGAGCAGGGAGTAATCAGTTCAACCATTTTGAATTCAATCGATATCGGTGGCAAGAATGCTATCGAGCAACTTCAAGCGATTGCTCCAAAACTTGCCCTACCTGCATTCACTCCATCAAAGGTAGATATCGGCAACAGCGATGCTTTTCAAAATACTCCAGTAACACGAATTCCTGCATGGGCTGCTCCTGAAGGTAAGAAGTTACCCGCTCAATTAAATATCTCGTTCAATCGAACAAATCCTTATGCAACTCAGTTCGCTCAAGCACGAGCAGCGCAATTGATTCAATCAATCGACGAAATGACACGCTTAGGAGTTCGCAAAATCATCAACGACGCATTCGTTGAGCAGATTGATTACCGAGCAACAGCAAAGAGAATCAAGAATGTTGTTGGTCTTCATCCCAAGTGGGCAGATGCAGTGGTTAAGTTCGAGCAACGTGAATATAGCCGTCTAGTGAAGCAAGGACTCAAAGAGGGAGCAGCACGAGTTAAGGCTCAATCTAATGCTGCTACTTATTCTGACCGCTTGCGTAGCGCTCGCGCCACAATGATTGCCCGCACTGAAATAAGTATTGCTCAAAACGAAGGTCGCTATCAAAGTTGGAATCAGGCATTCGACCAAGGATTCATCGACCCTGCATCACTCAAGATGTGGATGACTGCTAAGGATGAACGCACCTGCGATATCTGCGGTCCAATGGATGGCGAAGTAGTTCCATGGAATGGTCTGTTCTCAACTGGAGACAAGGTTGCTGGACGAGTTCACCCGCACTGTCGCTGCTCAATGGTTATGTTGCCACCTGATGGTAAGGGTCAATCTTTCAAGCAAGATTACGACCTGCTCAATGAAGTAATTGGGTGGGACGAATGACATATGCAATTAGATTTCCAGTTGGATACAAGCCTGTAATTAAACACGGCAGCCATGACCAAAAGACTCACGGTGCATGGGCTAATGGCAGTTCATCCGATACAGAACTTGATTCCATGCCTTATGAGTGGAACCCGCTTAAAGGGAAAGAGCCAACTTGGGGAACGGCTACAGCAGTTGTGGCTAAAGAGGCATTTGAAGAGATTGCACAAAGTCAGATTGCAACTCGCCTTTGGGGTGGGGAACTAGACAATATTGTTAAAGATGGAGGCTTCAAAAGCCTTAATGAGATTCCAACAGATTCTAAATATGGCGTAAGTGCAAGTGAGCAATATCGTGAAGCCCGCTCTCAACTAGAAAACGGAGTATGGCGTACTCCAAAAGAGGGCGTTCAACCAATCTATGGTTATCTTGATGTTGAGAATCCAGCATACCAAGAAGGCGTATCTCTTTACGGAGATGTAAAAATTACTCTTAAAGATAGAATCTCGGGCAGAACTACAGTTACAGCAGGAGATAGCCTGAATCATAGACTAACACCTGTTCGTCTATCCGAACTTCGTAATAAAAAAGTAAATGCTGACGATGTAATGAGGGCAAGCAGAAGTAATGCTTTTTCAGAATTCAGCAGAGACAAGAAAATTCAAGTGGAATACGTCGAGGCTCAGATTCATGGTGGAGTCAAATTATCTGATTTTAAGTCAGTGACCTTAGATAGATTTTCCCAAGTACAACCCGATACGATTACGGTTCTTAAGCAACTTGGGATTGAGGTGACTGTAAATGACTAATATAGTTATTGATAGCCCAATCACTGGCAAGCGTGAAACCCTTACTCAAGCCCAGTTCAATAGTTACATGGCTCAAACCAACGGAGCGGTCCTTAAGTGGATTGTTGAGCCTGTTCTAAAGCACGGTTCGCATGACCAAAAGACACACGGTTCTTGGGCTACAGGTTCAGATGGATTAACTGTAAGTATTGATAATTCAAAATTTGAAAAAACAATGACTTTGAATAATAAAAAGGGTGAACCGCTTGCATATGTTCAATTTCAAGACTTTGAAATTGATAAGAAGATAGATATTCTCTACCTTCATAGTTACGATAGCGGTAAAGGTTATGCGACTAGAGTAATTGACGAACTCTATAAAGCAATGCCTGATAAAGAAATTTATTGGGGAAAAACTAGCGCTCCTGAATCTACACACTTAGCACAAAAGTTCTCCGATAAGTATGGAAGAACTCAATTTATGCCTTGGGGTGAGGGTGTTATTGATGGTTATGAGTGGGGCGAGTTATATGGCGATAAGACAGCGAAAGTTGAAAAACATGGCTTACACGACCAAAAGACACATGGTTCCTGGGCTAATGGAAGCGGTTCAAGCGGACTGACCCATCGTGAGATTTACAATTTGCAAGTAGGCAGAGGCGATTCGTTAGTTTCTAAAGTTTACAAAGCCGAGGATACATTTCAGCCACAACTTCAACGCGAACTTCCTATCCCATTTCCACCTAAGCCTAGAGTTGAATTTGCCACAAAAGAAGAATATGACAAGGCTTACAAAGAGTATTCAAAGAATTATGATGAGTGGACTAAAGAGTCGCATCGAAATATTAAATCAGATTTAGGTCAAAAGCATTTAGATGGAACTAGGGCTGGTGTTCAAAAGTACATGGACAATCTTCTCGACCAAGATTGGTTCAAATCAGAATTTGGCACTGGAGGGGTTGTCCCCAAGCCTCAAGTTAAATTGCTCGATATAAATTCTGCTGGACGTTATGTTTTTGGCTTTAAGAATGGTCAACCATATACATCCATGATATTCAACAAAGGTTTTTCAAAGGCTGAACCAACGATTCTTCATGAGATTGCTCATTATGCAACCACTATCTCTCAGCGAGAGCCTTTTGATGGGCACGGAGTAGAGTTCGCAAAAAACCATGTTTACATTACGAGCAAAGCAATTGGTAGCGATTATGCCGATGGACTTGCACAGGCATATCGAGAGGAGGGAGTCGATGTTGGATAATTACGAGATTGAAATTGTTGAACCTCCACTGGACCCAAAATTCCTCCCTGTCCCTTATGAAGAAGATGTTCTCAAGCACGGCTCTCATGACCAAAAGACACATGGCAGTTGGGCTACAGGCAATTATGAGAATCTTGCTGAATGGCTCAAGGCTGAAGATGCAGTATTTGGCTCTAAGGAAGAAAAAGATAAATATATTCGTGAACATTTGTTAAGCCAACGCGAAGCGGGATTTAGCCAAGATACCTATCCTGAATTTGCAAGAGCAATACATTCATATACTGGCTCACCAGGGTATGAAATAAATGAAGTTCTCAGAGATGAACAAATTAGCAATGAGGGTTATCAAAATATAATTGATAAGTTAGATAAAGCAATAAAGGTCGCGCCACCACTTGGTGAGGAATTAATTGCATATCGAGGAGTCAAAGGAAATGGATTAGATTTTTTTGAAACCCTAAAGACTGGCGATACTTATACAGATAAAGCCTTTACATCAACAACAATTGATGCTGGAGTTGCTCAGCAATTCGGTGGCTCAATGCCATATTACGAAGGATTAGTTTTCAAATATAAGTTACCCGCTGGTACGAAGGGAATCTTTCCCGCTGGTTACCGTGATTATGAGGCAGATGCACTAGGAAACATGAAATTTACGCCAAAAACAGATGAGGCTGAATTCCTATTACCTAGAGATAGTAAATTCAAAGTAGTTGCACAGCGCGGTCGAGTTTGGGATGTAGAGTTGGTGCCATGAACCTAGATAGATTCCAACACGACTCATCTAAGGGCTTATCCCTTG